TGACGGCCTGACCGTTCGGCTTGTGATCGTTGTAGGCGATTGCGCTGTCTGGATCGATGAGAGACGACGCGCTAAGCGCGGTCATCAGGTCATAGAGCGTCGTACAGGTCGGATAGTCCTCGGTCGTCGAGCCGTCGGTGACGGAGATGTCATAGGCGCCGGTAACGTCATAAACCTGCGAACCTGCTTCGACATCGCGCACAGGCGGCGGCGAGAAGCTGTAGACGTACTGCCCCGCAGAGGCATCGAATACCTTGTAGGCGCGGTAAACCTGCGGATCGATGCCGAACGCAATGCGCGGGGCATCGTCGGGAATGTCGGTTCCGCCGTTGACCAGAGCCTTCGCGCCGAAGTCCCACTGGCTCCCGGTGTAGGCGTTCGTGCCGGCACGCAAATCTTCCAGCAATGCCGCTCCCTTCGGAGTCCTGACGATCGCCGATGTATCAACGGAGATGCTGAGATCGTTTCCGTCATCGCCAGATGCAGCCGCCTTCAGCGTGACGCCCTGAAAGACAGCGGTAGCGGTGAGGGTTTGCGTACCAGGATCGACGAGGCGGATCGTGAAGACCTGAGCATCAAGCCCAGTCACGCTGACATCGGACATCGTGCCGTTGCCGACGCCCGTAAACACCGGCTGCGATACCTGCGAGGAATCCCCGGTGCCGTCCAGAATCTCGACATCGAATGTCGAATCATGCTGGCCGGTGTACGGACCCGTCAGCGAGACAACGCCAGAACCTGTCTTCGGATCATCATCAGTGCGATAGATCGCGGACGATGAGACGACATTGAGCGCCGAGACTACGGCGTCGCTCAGCAGGTTGCGATCGTTGAAGAAGTAGTTCATCGGCTGCGGTTGTCGATGTCCTGAATGATCTTTCGGATGCGGCGCGCGAGTGCGTCGGCCGCTTTGTCGTCGAGCTGGCCGCTGACGTTGAGATTGATCGTCGTTCCGGCGTGAGCGCCACCGCCTCCGCCTGCCCCGCCGCCAGAGCCGCCGCCATTCGGCGGCTTCGGTTCGTCTGGGCCGCCTTGGTCGCGCTGCTTCTGGGCGTTCTGCTCGTCTTTGATCTGCTGCATCTTGAGGTCATGCAACTTCTTCGCCTGATCGACGAGCTTGTTGTATTCGGCCGTGTTCAACGTGCCGGCAATCTCGGCTTCTTCCTTGATCTGCTCAAGCTGGTTCTCGAAGCGGCGCTGCTCGATGTCCTGCTGGTTGCCGAGAAGTTCATCGATCTGATCGGCCAGCGAATCGCCGATGGATTCAAGCGCGTCCTTGGCCTGCTGTGCCTGCTCCTTCAGCTGCTCGACCTTGGCGGCCGCTGCATCGAGTGCGGATGAGAGCGGGGAGAGGTCGGCTGCACCGAGTAGGTCGAAGGCTGATGCGCCCTCGCGTGCGGCAGCCGCGTCCCCTTGCAGGCTGGCCTCTAGCTGATCGAATCCGCCTTTGGTGTTCGCTGCGGCCTTGATAGCCGCATCCGACATGTTCGCGTATTGCTCAGCGAGAGCGGCGACGCCTTGCCTCTGCTGGTCGATCTCGGCCTGCACCAGCTGCGCGGCCTGCGCGGCAGACTCCATCGCGCGGATGATGTTCGTGCCGTCCGCGATCGCCTGCTGGCTGAAATTGCCGGTGCCGTTGAAAAACTCGACAAGCGAACTGGAGAACTTCTCGACGGCAGCTTGGGATACGGCGGCGAACTTGGAGTAGTCGCTCTGGAGCTGATCGAGCAGGTTGCCGGTAGAGCCTGCCGACCCACCCAATTCCTCGAAGGCCGACGCAGCTTCCTTGTTCGCGAAGGTGACGCCTTCGACGCCGGATTGGTATTGCTCGGCGTCCTGAGTCGCCTGTGAAATGTTGTGGTGAAAATCCCCGAAGTCCGGCTGGGGGATTCGCGTGTCTCCGATCTTGCTGAAGGCCTCCGGTATGCCTAGCGCCGCCGCTTTGACATCCAGCAAATCTTCGACAGTTTCCTTCTGCCAGTCGTCGGAATTCGCTACAGATGCGCGGAGGTCATCCGCATACTTCGCGAACGCGGCCCTGACATCTTCGATGGTGGCCCGACCCGACAGAAATCCTTGAAAGATCGCATCAAGGTCTTTCCCGGACTGCTGTGCGGTCTGCGTCAGATCGGCTTGCGTCTTGCCGAGGCGACGCATCGCATCGTCTAGGGCATCGACTTGCGGGACGCCTTTTGTGCCGACTTCACCAAGCGAATCGCCGACCTTCTCGACCGCAACAGCTGCGGCGTCCGCTTGGCTCTTGACGTTGGCAAACGATGGCGCGGTCGTGCTCAGGCCGGATTGAACGTCATTGAACTTGTCGCCGACATTGCTTGCCGAATCACCGAGCTTGCGGAGCGCGTCCGCGCCCTCGCCGGCATCCGTCGAGATGTCCTTTAGCCCACCCTTACGCAGCGATGCCGCCGCATCTGATAAGCCTTGCAGCGCCTTCGTGGTATCGCTGACGGTGCCGGTTATCGCATCCTTGGCCTTGGATACGGCAAGCGCTGCATTGAGCGCCGCTTCGGTAGTGCCGCCGAATACGGTCTTACCGAGGTCTACGCCGATGTCGCCGAGATTCTTGATTGCAGAAATCGCGGCGACGAACTTCCCAAGCGCGGACGCGACGGCATCCACGTTGGTAGCTAGCGCATGAACATCTTCCGCGACGCCGCCGATTGACGACTTCGCATCTGCCGTCAGCTTCTTCCAATCGAGCCCATGGATCAGGCCATCGAGCGCCTTTACTGCATCGCGCGCGAGAGTCGCAACTTGATTCTTGAGGTCGTCGAAATCCTTTGACTTCGCAAATTCGCTGACTTCACGAGCCAGCTTCTGGAGTTCATCGCGCACCGGTTCCAGGAACGGCTTTGCCAATTCCTCCGCGGCGCGGTCGATCGAGTTTACGAATTCGTCTAATGCTCCGCCGGCCGTATTGTTGATGGCCTGAACAGTGCGGTTCGCGGCCCCCGCTGCATTATCGAGTCCGGCCGAGAATCGGTCGATCGCTCCGACGCCTTGCTGGGCAAGGAAGGTAACGAGGATGCGGGATGATCCATCAAGATCGAGCAGCGCCTTATGCCCGTTCGCTCCGGCCCCGGCGATCGTGTCGATCGCTTTGGAGAATTCGCCGCTGTCGTCGCCGAGTGCCGCTAGATCGGCGCGCAATTTGCTGGCGGGGTCTTGCAGATCGGCGAATATCTTGCCGAGGCCACGCGCCGCGTCGGAGGCAGCGAAGCCGTTCTGCTGAAGAACGCCGAGGATTGCCGCGGTATCTTTGAACGAGAGTCCGGCATCACGCGCCAGGGGCGCGACCTGCTGCATCGCATTCGCTATGCCGGTCAATCCATCCTTAGCGCCGGCCGAGGATTCGACGAGAATATCGACGACATCGGATGCGTTATCGACAGAGAGTCCGAAACGATCCAGCGCGTCATCAATGATGCCGGCCGCTTGCGCCACATCGATCTGCGCGGCCTTGGCGAGCTGCAATGTCGGGACAAGGGACTTAAGCGCCTCATCGGCGGATTGCCCTTGCTGCACCAGCGCGCCGAGCGCAGCCGCGGCTTGGCCTGTGCTGACGTTGACCTGCTCGGCAGCCGCATCAATCGCGGGGCCGAACTGTTTGAAGATATCGACGGTTGCCTGTGTCGCCGCCTGTACGCGAGCAAGCTGGTCCTCGACCTGCGAGGCTTCCTTGAATGCGTCCGTGCCGAAGCGGATGCCTGCGAGCGCCACCTTTACGGCAGCGGCAATGGTGACGATCTTGCCGAGGTTGTCGGCGAGTATCGTCAGGAGGTTTCCAGACTTCCCCGCCTCGTCGCCGAGCTGCTTCGTTCCCGAAGCGGCGTCCTTCGTCCCGGACGCGACCTTCGCGCTCTGCGTGCCGATCTGACCTAACGCAGTAGCTGCGGCGTTACCTTCGGCCGTAACCTTCTGGTAGGCCTTGCCGAGATCGGATGTATCGACGCCGGCCTTGCTGAGCGCGCCTTCGCTCTTCTGCAATGCGACCGACTGCTGGCTGATCTGCGCGTTAAGCGATGCAACCGACTTCTCTGCGTCTGACGCTGCCTTTTGCAGCTTCTTTGTCGGGCTCTCGGTGCCGGCAAGTTCCGTCTTGAACTTCTCGGCGTTCGCTGTCGCTTCAACGAGCTGTTGCTTGAGGTCGGCAAGACCGGCCTTCTGACTCAAGGCCTTCTGGACTAGCGAAGCCTTGTCGGAAGCCTCCGAGAGCGCCTTCGTGAACTTCTGGACTTCCTCGCTCGCCTCTTCTCCGGCCTTGGCATTGGCGACAAGCGCAGCCGCGGACGCAGCAAGGTCCTTGTCGCCAGTCACTTCATAAATGAAGCGGACGATCTCGTCGCGAGCGTTTGCCATAAACCTATGGGGATGTCAGTTGCAGGAGGCGGTCGATCTCGACCGAGAGAAGCGATTGCGCGAAATCAGCGAGGCGTGATTCGCGATCTCCCTTGCGGAGCATTGATGCGATGCTTGGTCCGTAGAGCGTCTTCAGCGGAAGACGAGCGGCGCGCTTACCGCCACGCCGCGCACGGTCGAAGATTTGGCGATTGCCATTGCGGCCGATCGCGATGAAGGTGCCGCCGTAGGTATGCGAAGCGCCGGCCGTGAAAACCTTGGCAGAGGCACCCTCGGAGTTGCGGCCGCGCCACCTACCGCCGAACTCGACGAGTCCGACACCGCGAGCCTTGCCTACGAGCGTGACCGACGTTTCATCCTTCGATGCCGACAACGCATCGCTGATGCGACGAGATGGCAGGTTGTATTCCTGCTGGATATCGCGCCGAGCCTCCACCGGAAGGCGACGGACGAGCGTCGAGGTTGCCCGTCCGATCGCCTGCTTCGTGCCTTTCTGGATTGCCTGAAGACGTTGCGCCTCGCGCAGAAACGGCGAGGCGACGTCGAACTTCGGCATGGTTTAGGCAGTCACCAGCTCGCCATCGATGATGATCGAA